GCATGGAAAGCTATTACAGATAGTTCCTAACGTTTACTACCAGCCTTCTGCTAACGTTAGTTTAAAGTATCCATGCATTGTTTATGAGCATGTAGAGAATGATAACATGATTGCTGATGATAACATTTATGTAAGAAATAGGATGTATCAGGTTACTGTGATTGAGACCACTCCCGAATCAGATAATGAGGACAAGATCTTACTCAATATTCCATATGCATCTTTTTCGAATAAATTCATCACCGATAATTTGTATCATTCAGTGTTTAATATTTATGACATTCAATCTTTAGGAGGAAAATAATATGGCAGCATTAGTATGGGATCAAGTAGGTACAAGAAAATTTGAGGCAGGTACCAGTCATGGTGCCTTGTTTGTTCAAGATAAAACAGGTAAGTATGGGCCTGGTGTTGCTTGGAGTGGATTAACAAAAGTAACCGAAAAACCTGATGGGGCTGAAGCAACAGCTCTTTATGCTGATGACATCAAGTACTTATCACTTATGTCTGAAGAAGTTATGAAGGGTTCAATCGAAGCTTATACATATCCAGATGAATTTGCGGTTTGCGATGGATCAGCTACACCAGCAGATGGGGTGGCTATTGGTCAACAACCTCGTGTTGCCTTTGGTTTGGCTTACTGGACTAAAGTAGGTAATGATACTCAAGGATCAGAGTTTGGTCATAAGCTTCATTTGCTTTACAATGCTAAAGTGTCACCTTCAGAACGTGGTTATGAAACAGTTAACGATAAGCCAGATGGTCTTAAACTTAACTGGGACTTCACAACTACTTCGGTTGAAGTTACTGCAGATATCAAGCCAACTGCTCTTATCACTATTGATTCAACAGTTGCTGATGAAGGTAAATTGAAGGCCTTAGAAGATAAGTTATTTGGTGTTGGGGATACTACCACACCAACTCTTCCAAGCCCAGCAGAAGTAGTCGGTATGTTTACTCCATCTGCACCTTCTCCATCAGGTAAATAAAAATTTTTAGGAGGTTATCCAAATGTACAAGAAGACCGTAAAGTATACTAACGTTGATGGTGAATCTAAACAATGTACACTATACTTTAACTATAATGCAATTGAATTAGCAACAATTTTGGAAAAGCACGGTGTCACATTAGATAAAATGGAAGACTTCCAAAAGTACATCAAATCCCTTCAAGAAAATGGTAAGACAATGGAAATGGTACGATTTGTTCATGATCTTATCGTAGGTGCTTATGGTGAACGTGATGAATCAGGGGAGCACTTCCTTAAGAGTGAAAAGATCGCTTACGAATTTGATCACTCAATGGTATTCGATGAATTCTTCCTTGACCTTATGAAGGATCCTGCAGAACTTAACAAGCTTATGCGTGGTGCTACAGCAGGAATCAGTTCACTATCTGCTCAGTCTCCAGAAGAGCCACTACTGAAACCACTTAACTAGGAGGGGTCAAAATGGGACAATATGTCTTAGATGTTTCATCGTATCAAGAAGTCAGTGTGATTACTAATCAAGCTCCAAGCATTGGTGGAGTTATTGTTAAAGCTACTCAGGGTCTTGATTACGTTAATCCTTTATGCAATGCGCAATACGCAGAAGCTAAACGCTTAGGAAAGCTACTAGGCCTTTACCATTATGCTGAAGGTAATGATCCAATTGCAGAAGCTGATTATTTTATTAGTAATATTAATAATTATCTCTATGAATCCATTTTAGTACTCGACTGGGAATCATTTCAGAATAGAGCCTGGGGAGATACTGAATGGGCTGAGAAGTTTGTTGATCGTGTTCATTCGACTACGGGTGTATGGCCATTATTGTACACTGGTCAAGAAGGCATTAGTCAATGCAAGTCATTGGCAAATAAATGTGGTCTATGGCTTGCTTACTACTACCAAAGTGCGAATACGATTAACCAAACTTGGAACAAACCTGCTTTCAATGTTAATATTTCTCCTTGGAGCTATTACACTATTTGGCAATTCAGTTCAAAAGGAGGGACTATGGACATGAGTTACGCTGACCTAGATTCAGCAGGATGGAAGAAGTTAGCTAACCCAGGTTCATCTAAGGTATCTAGTGAGGCTAGTCCAGCTCCTAAACCTGATTCTTATAGTACACGAGGAAAGACAGTTGAAGCTATGGCTGATGACGTAATTAAAGGCAAAGTATCCTCAGGTGATAAACGAAAGAATCTTCTTGGGAAATACTATGATTACGTTCAGGCTATTGTTAATTATAAAACAGGTAATTTAAGTTCCGACTCAACGATTAGTAAGTTAGTATCGGGTGTTCAACAAGGTGCCTTTGGAAATGGAGACGACCGTAAGAATATTTTAGGTGACTGGTACAGTAAGGTTCAATCAAAGATTAATGGTCCTTCGTACAAGTACTATATTGTCAAGCCTGGTGATACACTTTCAGGTATTGGTAGTCGATTAGGAATTAGCTGGCCAACATTAGCAGCTAATAATGGTATTAGCTCACCATATATGATTCAAGTAGGTCAAAAGATTAAGTATTAAGATTAAAGGGTAGCAAGTATCACAACTACTACCCTTTTTTTTATATGGAAGGTGATGTTATGCTAACTCTCAAAATTGAGGATGAGGAGCTTTTTGACGACCGAGCTAATAAGTTTATTACAGTTCATTCAAATGGCTACTATCACTTTGAGCATAGTCTTAAGGCTGTTGCTAAGTGGGAGTCATTGTATTGTAAACCGTTCTTAGACGATTCGGAAAAGACACTCAAGGAGCTTAGAATGTACTGTGCATATATGTGTCTTGAAGACATTGATATTCGTCTTATAACAGATCCTGTTATTATGAAAATCACTAACTATATTCAAAAAGTCCCTTCAGCCACTACTGTCAAGGATGAGCCAATGGATGCATCTAACTCTTATACGAGCTCTGAGCTTATTTATGCTATAATGGCTGAGTCCAGAATACCTTTTGATTGCGATGAATGGAACTTGTATAGGCTAATTAACTTGATTAAGATTATGCAAGAACGAGCTAATCCAGATAAAAAGAAAGTTCCAGTTAATCAAATTTTAAAAGATAATGCACGTATCAACAGGGAGCGTAGAAAAGCTCTTCGTTCAAAGGGGTGATGAAATATGCGTGTTAATTTTTCAGAGAGCGGAAATTTTAAGAAGACTCAGGATTTTCTTATTCGTGCTTCTCATATGTCTCCAAAACCAGTCATGGACGCCACAGGACGTCAGATTGTTGCAGCTCTACGTCAAGCTACACCTAGGCGTACTGGTAAAACGGCTAACGGTTGGCAGTATACTATTACTTCAACTGGTTCTGGTTACACTTTAGAAGTTCATAATAGCTCTCATCCTGAAACATCAGCCAATGTTGCACTACTCTTAGATGAAGGACACGGAACTCGTACTGGTGGGTATGTACCCGGTCGTCATTATATTCGTCCAGCATCTCATGGACTATTAATAGCCGGTGCTAATCGGTTACTGAAGGAGTTGGGTAAATGAGTAGATCAGTTGATGAAAAAGTTGTAAAAATGTCCTTAGAGAATGCCGGATTCAAGTCAAAGATACTGTCGACCTTATCTAGTATTACTAGGCTTGACCGGGCATTTAAAGGATCTAAAAATATTGACCTAAGTCGCTCTGTAAGCAGTGTTAATTCACTTAAAGGTGCTGTTAGTCGTTTCAGTATGAGACCTCTTGAAGCAGGAGCTGATAGTGTTAGGACCCATTTCAGCGCAATGAGTGTCGCTGCCGTTGCGGCTTTAGGTACTATTGTATCTAGAGCTACTTCAGCAGGCATTAACATTGCTAAGTCAATATCCATTAAGCCTATGGCCGAAGGATTTGACATGTACGAAAACAAGCTTAAGACGATCCAGGTTATTCATGCCAATACAGGTGCCTCAGTTGGAAAGATAACAGGTATCTTATCCGGTTTAAATGACTATGCTAATAAAACAGTTTATTCGTTTAAGGATATGACAACTAACTTAGGTACTTTTACCGCTGCTGGTGTCGGTCTTAAAACGGCAAAGACTGATATGATCGGTTTGTCTAACTTAGCCGCTGCATCAGGTTCAAATACTCAACAAGCATCAATGGCAATGTATCAATTATCACAAGCTGTTGCTGCTGGTAAGGTTGGGCTTCAAGATTGGAACTCT